AAGACTATGCTTAACTTCGGAGTGGAGACAGGAAAAGTTCTACCACTTCTTAAACAGTTAGGAGATATCTCTGGAGGAAATAAGCAAGCTTTGCAAAGCTTATCATTAGTGCTTGGTCAAGTATCAGCAGCTGGTAAGTTAGCTGGGCAGGATAACCTGCAGTTTATCAATGCTGGTTTTAATCCATTGCAAGAACTTGCTAAGATGACAGGTGAATCTTATGCGAAGTTGCAGGATAGGATGTCAAAGGGACAAATCACCTTTGAAAATGTTGTGCAGGCAATTCAACACGCTTCTGGAGAAGGTGGAAAGTTTTTCAGTATGATGGATAAGCAGTCTCAGACAGTCGCAGGTAAATTTGCTACGCTACAAGACACGTTTATTCAATTAGCCGTTGATATTTATAATAAGATTCAACCTTACGTATCTCAAGCTCTTGATCTCTTTATAAGTATAGTTCCTGTTATTGCTGAAGCAATAGCAAAAGTTATCAATGTGATAGAGGGTGTTATAGGGTTTGTATCACGGTTTAAGATGGAGATATTAGCTCTGTCGTCTGTCATTGGTGTTGCTGCAATAGTCTTTAATGCACAGGCAATAGCGATGTCAGCTTATGCAGCTGCTATCGGTGTTGTGACAACTGTAACGAGGATATGGACTGGCGTTCAATGGTTGCTCAATGCTGCGATGGATGCAAACCCTATCGGACTTATTATCATAGGTATCGCTGCTTTAGTCGCAGCAGTTGTCTATTGTTGGAATAAGTTTGCTGGATTTCGTGCTTTTATCCTGACAATGTGGGATACATTAAAGGGTTTTGGTAATATCATCAAGGACTATATCATCAATCGCTTCAATGAGATGCTTGCAGGACTTGGTAAGCTTGGTGAAGCCTTAAAGAAACTATTCTCTGGAGACTTTCAAGGAGCAGCAGCCTCTGCGATGGAAGGATTTAAGAAGTTGTCTGGAGTTGAGAGTACTGCCAAGGCTATCAATGGAACCAAACAGCTTGTGAGTGGTGTTGGAGGGAATTTTCAGACACACCTTCGACAAGAACAGCAGAAGGACAAAAAGACATCTTCTGCTAAGAAAGAGAATAAGATAAGTACCCCTGGATTAAGTGGTAGCACAGGTGCTGTCGTTTTTGGAGAAGGTGAAAGCAAAGGCAAGAAGGGAAAGAAAGGTAAAAAGGGTGGTAAGAAAGGTGGTCGCAAGTCAGCCGAGGAACTTGCTACTGGTGGCACTCGCAACACTTCCATCACTATGCACATCGGAAAATTCTTCGATAATATCAATGTTTATATGAACGATAAGACTGACACTGCGGAACTTGAGCGAACTATTCTGCAAAGTATGAACCGAGCGTTAGCTATAGCAGCAAGTACAGACAGATGAACAAGGTAGCAAGATTTGCACTCGAAAACGTTGCTCTGAGAGTCACAGGCAACAAGATTCCACCTTATTGGCTGTTCAATGTGAATAAGCTTAGAGAGGTGGACGAAGAGGAATATAATGAAATCAAGTCAATGAGTGATGAGGAGTTGGAAGATACTGTTCGCACTAATGCACTTGGTATACCTATGCAACTTCCCCTTCGTCTACGTCTTGAAGAAAGTGGTGCGAAGGAGTGGTTGTTGCCGATTGAGCCAATGATTAGTCTGCAAGGTCAGAATATCATTGTGCGGCGACACGTTAACAAAGGTGCTGTAAAAGGAAGCATTAAGGAGCGGTGGTCACAAGATGATTATACTATCAGTATAGAAGGTATCCTTATCGGTGAAAATGGTAAATATCCTGAGGAAGACGTAAGCCGTTTACGTTCGTTTTGTGAAGCTGGACGAGTAATAGCCCTGAACCCTTTGCTGGAGATATTCGGTATATCACATCTTGTCATTGAAAGCTATGAGATTCCTTTCACAAGTGGCTCTTCTAATCAGAACTATTCGCTAAAGGCATATAGTGATGACATATATAAACTTCTTTTAAATCAGCAGGACTTAAAACGATAGGCTTATGTACACAATGGCTTACGACATAGAGATAGGAGGCTGGCACATTGGAATGCTTGACAGTGTTGAGGTGCATCGAAGTGTCGAACTACTTGCTGATACGGCAACTATAACATTACCAGGTGCGCAGTATAATGTAGCCTTGGATGTTGAAGATAAACTTCACAGAGGTGATAAGGTTATTATACGCTTTGGATATAAGGAAGAAGGCTTAAAGGAGGAGTTCACTGGCTGGCTGCAACAAATCAGTACAGATGGTGGCAATATTAAGCTGACTTGTGAGGATGATCTGTACACCTTTCGTAAGGAACTCAAAAACGAAGTACTGAAGAAAGTTTCACTTGCTGATCTTCTTAAGAAGGTGGTGCAGGGAATTGGGAAGAACTACTCTATTCAATGCTCTTACAGCTGGACCTATGCTAAGTTTGTCATTCACAATGCTACTGGATATGATGTGCTCAAGAAGATACAAGAAGAGTGTGGTGCAGATATATACCTTTCTAATGGTGTCTTACACGTGCATCCCCCAGGTGAGGTTGTCGGGGTGAACCGCTTTTATAACTTTGCGCTGAATGTGGAGGCGGTTAATCTGACCTATCGACAAGCAGCTGATCGCAAGGTTCGTGTAGTGGTTAAAGCTCTTCTTCCTGACGGAACAGTAAAAGAGGTAGAGGTCGGAGCTACTGGTGGTGAGAAGGTAGAAATAAAATGTCCTACTTCTGATGCTGCAAGTATGAAACTTCGTGGCGAACTTGAAGTTAAACGTCGTAGTTTCGACGGCTATGACGGAAGTATCACGACGTGGCTCATACCTGAATGTGTTCCTGGCGATATGGCGTGGCTTTATGATGCGGATTATCCACGTAAGGATGGCTGCTACTTTGTAAGGGCAGTAACAACAACTTTCAGCAGAGACGGTGGTAAACGAAAAATAGAACTTGGATTCAGATTAAGCTAAGGATATGGATCAATATAAGGAATTAAGAGAAAGGTTGCGAGGTGTAGCACCACAACAGGAGATGACAGTACTACAAGGTATCGTTAAGAGCGTAAGCGGTCGTACTTGTGATGTGGAAATAGGAAGCCTTCTCATACCAGATGTTCGCCTTCGTGCATCTGAAACAGATGATAATGGAGAGATGCTGATAGTTCCTAAAGTCGGTACTGCTGTCATCATTGGGAGTCTGTCAGGAGACTACTCAAGCCTTGTCGTCTTAGCTGTGGATCATGTTGAATCTATAACGATAAATGGAGGTAAGCTTGGAGGACTGGTTAATATTGAGGATTTAACCAAGAGACTTAATGAACTGGTTAAAGCTGTCAATAGCCATACACACCAGGGTACTCATGGTCCAACAGGTCCACCTCTGACTAAAGCGCAGGAGTTTAAGAAAACTGATTATGAAGACGTAACTATCAAACATTGATATGAAAGGTATTACATTGATAGACTATGAAGTAGTTATACAACCGCATCGAGGGCCAGACGGAAAGATTGTTTCTGGTCTGGTTATCGGTGACACACTGCATCAGAATCAGGCTTTGATTCTTCACTTACATAAGGGAGAGTTGAAAGAACGACCGATGACAGGCTGTGGCATCAGTGATATGCTGCTTGACAATGATCCTATTTATTGGAGAACGCTCATCAGAGAGCAGCTGGAGATGGACAGACAAACTGTGACTAATATAAAAATAACAACCAAAAGCATCGAAATAGATGCACAATATTAAACTTAAGCAATATGCAAAGAAACACGAAGGAATGGATACAATACGGCTCAGCCATATTTCTGCTTGCAAGTGGTGTGGCTATGGCTTTTCTGAGTTTCTTCTTTAATGGGGGCGACGTTAAAGACAGCGTGCTGTGGTATGTGTCGCAGACTTTGGTCTATGCCGGCTCAATCTTCGGTGTGGGTATCTACATTCAGAGTAAATGGGGAGATGTGAGAAATTACATCGACCGAGTTGTCAACTCCAAGAACGGAAAGGAGGAAGAATGAGAGCGATTAAATATATTGCGGTACACTGCACTGCAAGTCATCAGTCACAGACTATTGAGAGCCTACGACAGGAATTCCTCCGTAAAGGATGGGTTAATCCTGGATACCACTATGTCGTAGCACCAGATGGCAGAATCACACAGCTGCTTGATGAAGACAAGGTGAGCAATGGCGTGAAGGGGTTTAATTCCGTTTCTATCAATGTAGCATATATTGGTGGAATAGACAGAATGGGCAAGCCTGCAGACAACCGCACAGATGCACAGAAAGCAAGTCTTCGCACACTGCTTAGTATGCTGCACAAGAAGTATCCTATAGCTGTAATTCAAGGACATCGTGACTTCTCGCCAGACTTGAACCACGATGGTAGAATTACCTCTAACGAATATATTAAGGCTTGCCCTTGTTTCGATGCAAAGACTGAGTACGCAAACATCTAACAACAACAATATGAAAACATTTAAAGCGTTATTAGCAGTTATCCTTACTGCTTTCCTTTTCTCTGCATGCTCGCATAAAGTCTATGTGCCTGTAGAGAGTGTTAGCACCGACACGCTGCACATTGTCAGTCACGATACTATAAGGGTTACGGAACGTTTGACGCCAGTGTCACTTGCATTACCTGAGTATCATCAGGAGCGTGCAACGAAAGACTCAGTTTCAGTTTTGCAGAATGCCTTGTATCGCTCAACGGCAAGAATACATAACGGTGTTTTGACGCATATATTAGAAAGTCTTCCAGGTGCGGAGATAAAAGGTCTTACAACGGTGCATGACACAACCCACATAACGATACACAATAAGGATCATAAACAATATAAGGAGAAGCCAAAGATAGTTTACAAGGAAAAAGAATTGAGCTGGATTCAAAAGAGAGCAATGGAAACAGGTTTTCTTGCATTCGGTGTTCTTATGATGTTAGCTCTTTATTTCGTAATAAGATGGAAGTTGAAGTAAAAGATGGTCAGACCTTGGCTGACATAGCTATACAGGAGTATGGCTCGCTGGAAGCATTGCTCGCTTTGGCTGCTGCTAATGCTATTGGTATGACTGATACGTTAGAGGCTGGAAGCAGATTGCAACTTCCTGACGTAAGTTTTAACCGATTAATACAACAGTATTGCAAGGCTAATGATGTATCTCCAGCAACAGAGAGAGGTATGACGGATGTCAAGTTAAGGGTATTCAGTGGTGAGTTTTCGCCACAGTTCAATTAAAGTAAACAAAATATGGCTCGTAGTATAGCAGAGATAAAACAAACAATGACAAATGCCTTTATGGCGGATGGTACAGTAAGAGAACGATACGGACTATCGGAGAACGATACCTTTGATGATAGTTTCTCTGTGGTTAGTATCGAGAATATTCTGTTTTACATCGTGGCTGCCTGTAGCCATGTACTGGAGGTTCTGTTCGACCAGTTCAAGGCGGATGTAGACGATAAAATCAGTCGTGCTGTAGTAGCAAGTGTACCTTGGTACTATAAGATTGCAAAAGAGTTCCAGTATGGTGATGCTTTAATCTTTAATGAGGCGACACAGCAATATGGCTATGAACAGGTATCTGAGAAGAAGCGAGTCGTCAAGTATGTTGCTGTACGCGATAGAGGAACTTCCGTAGAGATTCTTGCTTCTGCTGAAGCAGGAGGACAGCCGGCCATTCTTTCAGAAGATGTTTTAACAGCATTCAAACAGTATTTGAATCGTGTTAAAATAGCAGGTGTTGTGCTCTCTGTTCGCTCGTTGCCTGCAGATAGAATCAGTATCAATGCAACTATACACGTCGACCCACTGGTGATTGACAGAACAGGTGTAAGAATAGCAGATGGCAGTTATGCTGTAGAGGATGCTGTGAACACTTATGTCAGAAAGATTATCTATGGCGGTACTTTCAACAAGACGAAATTGGTCGATGCGATACAGAATGTGGAAGGTGTGCTGGATGTGGAACTGCATATCTGTAAGTACAGCACAGATGGAACTATCTATAAAGAAATCAACGGTAATAATTACACCGCTGTTGGTGGAAGTTTTGTTACTGTGAACCTAAGAAATACATTGAACTATGTGGTATAAGTTAGATATCATCAAACTTGGCTTTCAGCTGTTGCCTCCTATATTGAGAAGCAAGGTGCTCGTAGCACTACTCAAAGCGATGCTGCGTGGAATAAGGGATTTGTATAACCGGTTTTATAGTTACCGTTCTCACGTGTTGAATCGTCTCAACATAACGGCAGGTGTTCAGTATATAGAGAAGATCCTAAATGATGCCTTCTTTCTTTTAGAGCATCAAATTTACATCGTCTCTGCTGATCAGAGAGTACAGACTGTTTTACATTTCAAGAGTGAAGGTCTGACCCCTGTTTATGTGAGTGGTAATCCTCCGCTGTATGTCAGAGCGTATGATGATGTCCCTAAGCAGCCTTCTTTCATTGTCTATGTACCGTCATTCCTATGCACATCAATAGATGCTGCAGAAGACAAGTATGAAGGGCATAATTTGACAACTATATTAAACCTATTGAATCATTATAAACCTGCGGGACGCTCTTTCCGCATAGAAATATACGAATATGAATAAGATGCTCTTTAGTGAGGGTGGGCAGCCCCTCTACATCGATGATCTCAAAACATTGCAGGAGAATCCAACTAATCAGATGTCTGCACTTCTTCAGGTTCTTGGCGCTAATACGTCAGCCTTTCTGCTTGAACGCTTTCAAGGAGAGTTGAAGAAACTTAATGAAGGGGATAAAACTACTACATTTCAAACTAAGAAGAACTGGTTGGTGCTTGATGGAATCATTTATGAGATAAAGGAAACTACACTGGTTGCTCATAGTTGGAATGATCCATTATATGTTGGTGTCAGAAAATCTACTTCTGATGTACGCACATTTGAGGATGGACAGGAACGTGCCTGTAGAGAAACAGCAGAGGCTTTCTTAACTTTTGAGAAGACAGAAGGGGTCTTTAATGTCAGTGAATTGAAAACGCTCTTTGACCTTATAGCTCCATCAATAGTTGTTAAGTTGTCTGAAACAGAATATAAGGATATGCCGTGGGTACTGAAGAATGGTTACTCAGGACAAATACAATCTAAAGTGAGATCTGACTATACTATTATAAAGGTTGATGTACGAAGTGACAAGTCAGAATGGACTGATGATCCTGGAGTAATCTTCGAATACCCTACGACACGAGTGTCAGTACCACCTGTTGTCTCTGGTGCTATTGTTGTAGGAGTAAGCTCAGACAATGGTCAGGAGCAGGTTGTTCACATCCAAGTGCTATCGGGGAAAGGAAAACTCATAGGAAGCTTGGGAGCATCCAGTCTTCCATCTCCTGCTAACTGTCCAATTAATACATATTTCATCATTCCAAAATAAACACAGTAATGGATACAATATACAGCCTGCTCAAGAGAGCAAAGGAACTCAAAGAGAAAAGTCAAGTAGATAGCATCACACCTGAAGAGGTGGGTAAGCTGCACGAGGATACATTAGCATACATTGCTTCATTAGAACAATCAACTGATGGACTTGGTATTAAGAAGGTTTATCAGTCTAAGTCAGCTATGGAGGCTGATACAGACCCAGTCGGAACTAACGGCAAGGCTCTTCGCTATGGTCAGTTAGTGAGCATCTTTGACGATGCACACGCTGATAGTTCTGAAAATGGAAATATTTATGCTTTTCAGAAGCCAGGGTGGCTGCTGATGGGAAAGGTTAGTGGTGGAACGACTCTTTCTATTGCGCAGGAACTTGGAGACAGTGCAATAAAGGTGATGTCGCAGAAGGCAGTAACAAAATCCCTTCGTGAAGTAAAGAAATCTGTCCCCAATATAGTAGTTAAGAGCGCTTTTGGTAAATCAAAAACAGATAGTATCTCGCAGGCACAGGTCACAACTCTTGCCAAGGGAGTATATATATCGAAAGAAGATGAAGTATATAAGCCTATTGCTCCTCAAACCTCAAATGTAAATAGGTGGAGAACCGCTGGTGTTGCTTACAACACCAACCTTACTGTATTAGGGTGTTTGGTAAAGGCGATTCAATTTATTGGAAGTGCGTCTGATATAGAGGTCGGTGTAGTTAATATCGATACAAAAGAAATGAGGTCTGTAAAGACAATTAATTCTTCTGATATGACAGATGGAGTGCCATATGAACTTACTCTTGATGAACCTTTGCAGTTAGAAGGAAGAGAAACCATGTACGTCAAAGGTGTTGTATATTTTGTACCAGGACAGATAGATGGCTTATATGTGCTCCCTAACAATACGGGAACAGGCGCATATACTTACATTCTGATGAAATGTGTAGAATACAAGTATGGTAACTTCTCAGAGGAATTAAAGGCAATTAGCAAAGCTAATTTACAAGCAACATTAGGCGGATTAACAGCGAGCAAAGATAATTATGCATGGCAGTGGGCAGGAACGAATACAAGAGTTGGGGCTAATTCTATAATAACGGAACTGAGATACAAGGCGGCAGAAAATAGTAAAGCAGTGTATGTAAAGGTTGTTTCTCTAAGCGAGAGTAACAAGATAACCTTTATTCGTGATTATGTGTTTTTAACATTATCTCATCCTGACAAGGTCAAGGTGAATATACCAATAACACCCAATGATATTATTCTTTGTAAGAATGTCGTTCTTTCAACCAAGGCTACTGACAATATTGAGCCTATCTATTGGAGCGAAAATGTGGATATAGGCGACACTCTATCTATAAGTAGATTAAAGTGTGATATAGCACTTGAGTATGATGTAATAGCTGATACTATTGTAAACAGGCATTTTAACAACTTACTACAAGAATATAATGCAAAATTCAAGTTGGCAGTAATGGGGGATTCTATAATGGCCAGCGACGTGACAAATACAGGAGGCGCGCTTAACGCAAAGCTTGGAACCACGCTATTATCTACCGACACTGATATCTTGTTTGGAAATCTCGCTTGCGGGTGGGCAACGCTGGTTGATTGGGTCAAAGATGGCGTAAACCTCTCTACCCCTACGTTTGCAAAACAAGTGAGCAATACACCTACAGCTGCTAATTGTGTGACTAACCAACTACGCAGGCTCTTGCAGCATACAACAGCAAAGGGAGAGCAAGTGAAATGGACTCACCCGACAGAGGGTGGAGAGTACGCCCTACCAACAGATGTTGGTGTTGGTGAAGGATATATTCACGACATACCAGATATAATATTTATTTCTGCATGTACGAATGATTGGAATGCAGGTGATCACACTTGCAAAAAGTATATAGTCAAAGATGATTTTGAGGAAGTTATAACGCAAAGGTACTCTGAATTAGATTGCGGAACTTTTGCATCTTGTATAAGGTGGATTATAGAGACGTTGAAAATCAACTACCCTAAGGCTCATATCATATTTGGAAATATTCTACAGACAACCTTAAGAGGCGGTTATACGTCTTGTATGGAGAAATCTGAACTTATAGAAAAGATATGCAGATGGGAGGGCATCCCTGTAATAGACGAACTTCACGAGAGTGGTATAGGAGGCGGGACGATAGATTTTCTCACAAGAGACAAGCTACACCCAAATGATATAGGAAGAGACCTTTTATCTTCTTTTATCGCTGGCAAAATAAAGGCTCTTGTCGGAGAGTTGCAATAAACACCCAACACGAAATATATAACATTATGACAGAACTGATTTTGATTTTAGCACCTCTGTTGTTAATCTAAGTCAGTCCTTTCTGAAAAAATATGGTAATCGCCTTTAATTGTACTGAAATAGGGGATATTAAAAAGCCCCCAGCCTGTTAATAAGCAACGCCAATCACTTTTAAACAATGTACGCCACAAGAGCGCGACCGGGGGCAAATATCCTCGCTCGCTCTTGTGGCGTTTTATTGTATAATAAAAGTGATTGGCTTTGCAAATTTACGAAATTTATTAGATATGAAGATAATTGAGATTGTAAAAATTAACAGGGAACTATTAAGAAACCTCCATATTGCTGGAGTTAGATTGGATGACACAAACTATATAGATTTATATACAGAATATAGACGGATGTTGTCAAAGCGTGAGAAAGTGTCTTACATAGTAGCGGCTCTTGCTGTGAAATATGCTATTAGCGAGCGTAAAGTTTATGCTCTTATTAAGCGATTTCAAACAGACTGCAATTTGTTTGCAGTGTAATCAGTATATACGCTTATGTTTGTGAAAAGAAAACTTACGACCTTTGCATCATTATGAAGAAAAAATATTATTCTGCTCCGCTTCCCTTCGTAGGTCAGAAGCGGATGTTTGCAAAAGAGTTTAAGAAGGTATTAGAACAGTTCCCAGACGGAACAACATTTGTTGATTTATTCGGAGGCAGTGGCTTGTTGTCGCATATTACAAAGTCCGAGAAACCACATTCTAAAGTCGTGTATAATGATTTTGATGGATATAGGCTACGTCTGGAACACGTGTCACAGACTAATGAATTACTCTCTGAGCTTAGAAAGATAGTTCGTGATCTACCTAAGCATAAGCCTATTGTTGGAGAAGCACGCAAACAGATTTTTGAGTGCTTAATTAAACATCAAGAACGTTATGGTTATTTGGACTTCATTACGATATCGTCTTCTCTCTTATTTTCAATGAAGTATTGTCTGAATATTGACGACATGAACAAGGAAACGTTGTATAACAATATTCGCTCTACTGATTATCCGCTTTGTGATGGCTATTTGGATGGTTTAACAATTGTTTCAGCAGACTATAAACAAGTCTTTAATCAGTATAAGGATACTCCAAATGTCGTGTTTTTGGTTGACCCTCCTTACCTCAGTACTGAAGTTGGTACTTATAAGATGTATTGGAAGCTTGCAGATTACCTCGATGTACTGTCGGTTCTTGCTGGACATTCATTTGTTTACTTCACAAGCAATAAGTCGTCTATACTTGAACTCTGTGACTGGATAGGTCGAAATAAGCATATCGGCAATCCATTTGAGAAGTGTACTAAAGTAGAATTCAATGCTCGCATGAATTATAACTCAACTTATACAGATATGATGCTGTATAAGAATGCTGGTTAAATACTATTCAAATGCTGATAAAAAGATGAATAAATACTACAAGATTTTAGACAGAATCATTCATACAGGAAAGCAACAGTGTAACAAGAAAGGGGAAATTAGGTATCTGTTGAACGAACAGCTAACACTTACTCCTTCAGACTTACTCGACATCTTAGAAACTCACGGTATAGCACGTAAGAAGCTAAAGGATGAGCTACAACTGTTCATGCAAGGTGAAAGGCAGATTGAGAAATATCGTAAGGCAGGTATTGCTTGGTGGGATTATTGTGGTTCAATTCTTGTCAATAGTTATCCTACATATCTGGAGAAATTGCCTCCGCTGATAGAGAAGATAAATCGTGAAAAGCGTAGTAGCAAGAATTATGTGTTGTTCTTAGGCGAGACTGGTGCAGAAACTAATCAAGCACCCTGTCTTAGCCTTGTACAGTTCCAAATAGATGAAGGTGAACTTGTAATATCAGCCTTTCAGAGAAGCTCTGACGCTAATTTAGGGCTTCCTGCAGACATTTATCACCTTTACTTAATGTCAAGGCAAATAGATTTCCCTTTAAAGTCTATAACGCTCAATCTTGCTAATGTCCATATATACAAAAACAATATAGAACCTACAAAAGAACTTCTCGGTGGTAATGAAGATATAAAGTTTGAACTCAACGTATAATCTAAAAGGTGGCAAAATCTTGCAGAATTATCCAAGTCTTGCAAGATTTTGCTACCTTTTTAATGTTGTGTGCGTGTTGAGAATTGTTACTTTTCGTTTTGTATCAAAATATCACTTTTCGTTTTACAACGCACTTACTTTTCGTTTTGCCGGATTAATAGGAGAGGGGGTTGGGGGGGTGAGGCTTTTTTTTCTTTATCCGTATCAAAAACCTTGACAGTTTCTTTAATAAAATCCCTGAAATAAGGGTAAAAAACACGTATTGTGAGCCGGTTTGCAACTAACAGTAAATCAGGAGGTTATAAAATGCGAAAGTAGAAGGTGCTTCTTAAGGGTTCAAAAGGGCGTTAGTA